GATAACTCCCCCGGTCGGTGAGTAGAAGTCATGCACGTCGCGACCCGGTGTATAGCCGGGGGTCACGCCACCTTGGGCGTACCCTCCGAGCTCACCTAAACCAATCTTATTGACCGTATCGATGCCTGGGAGGAAGTCTGCAATGGCGTTCCAAGCTTTAAGAATACCGTTGTTCCAAACGGTGTCGATGACGAACTTCACGGGTCGTGCCGCTGCAGCGCGCAGACCGTCCCACACACGGCTAATGCCGTCCACGCCTTTGCGGAACCATTCTTGGACCGTATCCAGGCCGGACTTCAGCGGACTGAACACATTCTGGTCAATCCACATCCAGCCCTTATGCAGCTGGTCCCCCATCCAGTCCCATTTTTCGCTAATCCACGTCACGACATCCAAGAAGTTTTGCCAGAGATTCTTGTAGCCGTCGATGGCCCGCAGAATGACGTTCTGGTAAATCCAGTTCCACACGTCGGACAGCCGGTCAGACATCCACTGCCACTTCTCAGCAATCCAATTGATGACCCGCTGGACGTTATCCCAGAGCATCTTGAGGGCATCAACGTAAAACATAATGACGTTGTCGTAAATCCAATTTACGACAGTAGACAGCGTATCCGCCATCCACTGCCATTTTTCGCCAATCCAACCAAGCGCATCCTGGATGGCGGGCCACAGGGTTTTCTGGAAAAAGTCCACCATGGGGCGTAGCACGTTGTCACGAATCCAGCCCCACACGGCCGAAAACGTATCCGACAGGCGCTTCCACGCGTCCCCAATCCAAGTAAATACCTGCTGCAGCCCAGGCCACAGCACGTTGGTGGCGAAGTCCACGAGCGCCTGGAACACAGGCCGGACAATGTTATCCCACGCCCACGACAAACCATCCCAGACACTAGTCAGCAGCTCACCAAGCATAGTGAACACGGACTGCATGACGGGCCAGAAATTATCCTTGACGTAGCCCAGGAACTCAAAAATCTTGCCCCACACCGCAGTAAATACGCTAAAGACGGTCTCAGCCCACCAGGTGAAAGCCAAAATGACTTTTTCGACGATGACCTGGGCAATTTCCTGGACTGTCTCGATGATGGGTGCCATAGCCGCCCGCGCCTCACCAAACTTCTGAACTGCGCTATCCCACAGGCCCTTAGCCCAGTCGAAGAAGCCGGACATCTTCTCCTTGACCGCGTCCCAGCCGGACTTGAGTACGTCCATGAATTGGGACCAGATTTCCTTACCGGTCTCGGTCTTGGTGAAAAACCACGTCAGACCGGCCACCAGGGCGGCAATCGCAGAAATCACTAAGAAGATAGCGTTTGCCTTCAAAGCTTTGTTAAAGAGCTTCGTCTCAGCCGTAGCCAGCTTCGTCACCGTTTTATACAGGCTCATCGCCCCATTCCAGGCTTTCACCGCGACGACTGCGGCAGCCATAGAGCCTGCAAAAGTGCCCAAAGCAACACCCAAAGGTGTTAGCCAGTCACTGTTCTTCTGTACCCACTCGCCAAAGTTTTTAAATGCCGGGATGAGACTATCGGTAACCCACTTAGCCAAGGATGCGAATTTTTCCGCGACGACGTCCAAAGCAGGCCCAAGACTTTTGTATAGTTCTGTCGCTACTGGCTCCAAAGCAACCATAACCTGGGTCTTGAACTGGTCCCACTTTTCGCCAAAATCGGCGGTCTCTTCAGCCAGATCGCCGATAGTGTCCGACGTGGCACCCGTGGCACCCATGAAATCCTCTACGGACAGGGTTCCAGTTTTCACCGCATCCACAAATTGGGCAGCGCCGCGAGTGCCGAAAATACCCGCAGCCATATCAATTGCCGCTGCTTCATCACCAGCGTTAATGAAATCTTCAATAGACCCAATAGTCTCTTTCAATGCTTCCGGCGCGTCACGGCCCTCAGCCGCAAACTCCGCCAAGGCACGCTGCATCGACTGCAGCGTCTTATCCGCATCCAAACCGGCCTTATCCATCTGACCAACCAAGGCCGCAGAATCAGCCATCGAAAAGCCGAAACCACGCAGCGACGGGCCCGCCTTTACCGCAGAATTCGACAGCTCAGTAATCGTCAACCCCGTGGCCTGGGAAATCTGGAAAAGCTCATCCAAAGCGGCCGGCATGTCCTTAGCCTCAACGCCGAAACCGCTCATCGCCTTAGATACTTCATTAATGTCCGCATCGACACCCAAATTCTGCAGCTGCAGGAATTGGGACGTCATCTTTTCCAGCGGCTCCCCGGTCAGCCCAAGGCGCGTATTCAAATCGGCCAGAGTGGTACCAATAGCACCCATATCAGAGCCGACGCCAATAGATTCCGTGGCGACAGTGCGCATTGATTCTTTAAGGTCATCGAAAGCCTGACCAGACGCACCCGTACCCACGCGGATACTATCGTATGCGTCATCAAATTGAGAGCCCATATCGAAAAGGGCTTTACCTGCAACGACAGCGCCGCCAGCTAACGCGGTGAACCCAGCTGCTGCCTTAAGCTGCCAATTCTCCAGCAACTCAGACTGAGCCGCCGCATCACCAGCCGCATCACCAGCCTCACGCATAGCGCCGGCCGATTCCTTAGCACCATTAACGTTCTCTTTTTGAGCATCACCCAGCTTGCCCAAAGTTGCATTCAAATCATCAAGCTGGTTCTTGTGCTTTTCTTCCGCGACGCGAGTATCAATCTCCGCCTGCTCCAGCTTTTCCGTCTCACCAATTAGGCGTGCTTTCGCCTCCTTGACCTTGGCAAGCTCAGAAAGACCCTTATCGCCGCTTTCCAGCGCAGACTGGTACTTTTCCTCCGCGTCCTGCAGCTTAAGGGTAGCGGCCTCCACCTTTTCCTTCTGTGCGGCCTGCTTCGACGCGGACTTCTCGTAGGCGCGGTCCAGGTCCTGCAACTTCGACGACGATGCCCGCACCTGTCGTTCGAGGTTTTCAACACTGCTGCCCAGCCCGTCACTGATTGCCTTACCTGCGGCCTCACCCGACTTTTTCGCGGGCTTCTCCAGGCGCTCAGAAAATTCCTTGGACATGCCTTTGAACGTTGGAACAACAGGAACAGATACAAAACCGGCAGCCATTTCAAAACCTCAATTTCCCCCACCTACGTGGGCTCTAATTCCTCCAGCATCCGCAGCGACTCCGACTGCGAAGACTCAAACGACCGGCCACTACCATCAGACAGAACACGCCGGCGGTCTTGTGTCATGCGCTCACGCTTTTGCGCGGCGATACGCGCCTGCTCAGCCTCTTGCTCCAAATCAGTAGGCGATTTAATAAATGAATGCTCAAAACCTTGGTCCATGAAGCTGGTGTGAAAAAGCACGGCCGCAAGACCTGATTTATCATTCGGCTTCACGTCAAAGCTCTTGGCGCCCACACGTGTTTCCGGCCGGTCCAGCAAATCTTGGTACAGCGCGACTACCCGGCGCGTGGACAACGGGCCTTCGGGGTCGAGCCAGTCACGAATATCCACCCCGATACGCAACAGGTCCACTTCGAGCAAGTCGGCATCTTCGAGGGCGTGGGTGGCCATGGCGAGCTTGAAAATACTCAGCCCCACCGCCTCCAGGTACGCGACAAGCTGGTCATCAACCCCACCGTTAATCATCGCCGTGGTCATGGACTTTATCCGCGAGTCGTCGTCCATGAGCCGCCACAGTAGGCGCGGGTTGACCAGTAATTCTGGTAGGTCGTCGTGGCCGAGCCACATGGGGTCACGCCGCGCCGTGAAGCGCCGGCGACCGCATGTGAACTCTACCCAGCTGCCCGGCTCATCGTCGAGAATCAGCCGGGCGGACATTACTTCTTATACTTCTCGGACTCGGGCAGTTCATCCGCACGCCGAACGATTGGGGCGATTACCTCGCGCAAGTCTCGTTGCGTCGCGCCAACCCAATCCAGTAGCTTACGAGTCTTCTCGGGCAATTTCGCCATAAGCATTCCGCCCACGTTGCCTTCAGCAACCAATGACGCAAAAGACGCAGGCAGGTCGTCATTATCTAAGAGGACGCTGACATCGACCAGCGCACCGTTGGTAAGTTCCACGTCCTTTTCCGTGTAGATGCGGTTCTCGACGGTCCCCTTAACTTCGGGCGCCGGGTCGAGGACTTCAACCTCATCGTTCTTCTTGGTGGTGTTTTTCTTTGCCGTGGCCATGGTGATTCCTCCTATGGAATTGAATAAAGCCCCGCGCTTTACGGGGCTAAAAGTGGTGGTGATTCCTCGACCTTGAAAGTCTGGTGTAGGGCCTTGCGCGGAATCACCACAATAAGACGCAAGGCCCATCAAGCTGCTACATCTCGCTATCGAGGTCGCCGGACTCTTCCTCAGAATCTTCTGGCACTCCGCCAGCCTCCTCTTCCTCAGCACCCATACCCTGGCCGCGAGGCTCGTCGCTCGGGCGAACACCCTCAGCAGAACCCTCAGCGACCTCGCCGGTCTCCGGGTTCTTGTACTCGTACAGGTTGACGCGGTCAGACTTGTCCTCGGCCACAACCATTGCGGTCAGACCGTTGGAAGAGGCCTGCGGGTGGAACGCAGTACCGGCCTCAATCTGAGCCTTGACGTCAGCGACGTCCTTAAAGACCTTTTCCTCCACGCGGACCACGGAGCCATCCTCTCCGACGATGTAGAAACGCTCCTCGTAGTAGCGCTCATCGTCACCATTGTTGAACGTAATCTGAACCGGGCGAGCCTGCGGGTCCTTAGCGGTCGCACGCTCATTGACCACAAGGTCAGCCTTTTCACGAGACACCCAAATACGCACCAGGCCAGAGGTGAACTTGTGCACGAAAGCGACGTATGCCTTTGCGACCTGGTCAGAGTGCTTGCCGTAGGTGGTGCCGTCCTGCACAACCGCGCCCGGGTTTTCGATGTAGCGCATGACCGGCGAGCCAGCGATACCGTCCACCGCGGCGGTAATAGCGCCGGAAGTGTAGGAAGTGGAGGACTGTCCACCGGTCAGGTTGGTGGTGTTGGACGAGACCTCACGGGTGTGGGAGTGCTGGGAGTCGGTGGGCTCCAGGCCGAGGGATTCCCACTCGCCGACGAAAGCACCGGTCTTCTTGTCAATGATTGGAGTGTCGGAAAAGTTGACGAGAACTTCGCGGTCTTCCAGGACGCGCAGGTCAAGGCCAACGCTACGATTCTTAGCCATTACTATCCCCTTTCAAAAGGACATAAATAGAACTTATGACCACCCCGTACAAGGTGGCCAATGGAAAATGTGTGATTACTGCGCCGACGGGGTGAAAAACATCTTCGCGATACCGACCGACAAAGACATCGTCGACACAAACCCCGTCGGCTGATACGACGGACCAGACCCGAAAAAACGCGAGCTGGACCGGGACACACCCAGCCCGATACCCGTCATTCCTTGGGTTAAAGCTGTGTACAAGTTGCGACCGAGACGGCGTACCATCTTGTGGTCAGGCCCGTACACGCTAATTTTGACGAGGTCACGCGAATGCGCCACCCCGTCCACCTCTGCCGTATCCCCACCAACCACGACGGCCATGCCGTCGGTGTGGCAGTTATAACCATCCGGCAGGAAGTGAAGATGAACCATGTCATGGTCCGCTTCCGGGATGAGTCTTAGAACGTGCTTGTGTACCAGCGCGGGCGGGTCAGGAGTTACCCCGAAATCAGGAAGCATCCTTCACCGCCTTAGTGAGAAAGCCATCTTTGGCCTGCTTAGCGACAGCGCCAGGGTGGCGTACCGTCACCACCTGCGTAGGACGGTTCGTTCCACGGGTAGCGTGGGTGATTTTCACAACGTCGCCGTCCTCACGTAGGAAAGCATGGTCGTGGGCAGAAAGTTCATTGACCTCGGGCCAGCGAAGTTCAATGTACTTTTTCACCTGCTCCGCTTTTTTGCGGGACGCTTCTTGCACCTGCGGCGTCGCCGCTATTTGCTTAAAGAGCTGAGAATAGTTAAGCGACACCGTCACTGACCTCCCCACGCTCCACAATGAATACAACCTTCGGCTGGTGCCACGACACCACAGGACGCCTACCTACGCTGTAATCAAACGAGCGGCGCTGCTGCACCGTATAGTCCTCACCGCGAATAGTGACCGTATCCCCATCGGCCACCACCGTGCCCGGCGGGGCGAGCACCTGCAGCTTCGTAATATCCCCATGGGTAAAACCATCGCCTTTAACGACCTGGTCACCCGCGGGGGACACTACACAGTGCTCAATCACTTTTCCCGGCGCGTACTGCGGGCGTCCACGATGGTCACGCCCCACCATGCCACCTTTCACAGTGACAGGCTCACCAGACTGGTCAGGTCGCATCATCGGTACCACCTGCCCTCGGCGAACTCCGCACCGTGGTGGTGGTCGCGGCGCCGTTGCCCGAACGGGATAACCTGCCCGCCGCGCCCCATCGGCATACCGCCGGCTAACAGGCCAAGAAGTGCAAGGATCTCATCATCAATCCCCACGCCGCCCCACTGGATGCCAATGCCCTGCGAGTATGAGATGGAATCCGACTGCGGACCGGTCGTAGATGATACGGACGCACGCCCGATGTCCTCACCGATGAGTACGGCTTTGGACACCATGACAAGCACCGCTTGCTTCACCGCGGTGGAAAGCCACGGTTTAGCAGCAATTTCTGCTTCCAGGTCTCGTCCGCGGCGACCGAACTCCATGTCGATGAGATCAACCGCACGTTTGATGAGTTTTCCCATGCGGGTGGTTTCATCGTCGGTGAGTGTGCGCGGCAGGATGCCGGCCACGTCGTTGGTGGTGATGGTAATCATCTCCGGCCTCCTTTCCTCGCCCGGCTAGGCGTTGACAACCTTGGTGATGAATCCGACGATTTCCGGCTTCTTGGTAAACCCGGTCAACTTAATGCTGTTGACGCGGGCGTATTCCTTCCATTCCGCAGTCGGCGCGGTCTTCTTTGGCAAAGGTGGGTAATCCCCACCAGACGTGGCGTCTGGCTCTAGGGTTTCCTCCTCTACTGATTCAACCTCGACAGCAGCAGGCGCTGGAGTCTCTGCAGGAGTCGGGTCAGCGACAACCCCCATCTCGCGAAGCTTGTCCATATCTGCAGCATCAACCTCGATGGTCTCGCCAGAACGGTGAACGATCGTCGACCCAATGGGGTAGCGCGCCGCCTTAGCTAGCAATACCTGCGGCATGCTTACCTCCTCTAAATAGCGCCGGTGATCTTCACAGCGGCCTTAGGCGCACGCACCACCAAGCTGCGGAAGTGGACGTAGTCCGAGCGCCAGGACAGGCGCGGGCCACCGATACCGGACTGGCCACCCTCCTCGTACCAGTCAGAGAACAGCGGCTCACCAGTCTGGAAACGAGTGCCCAGGCCACCGGTCAGGGTATCGGAGATGACGTAGGTTTCGCCGTCCTCCATGCCCTCATCAACGATGAGATTGAACTGCTCACCGATGAGGGGCTGCTGGCCCAGCGGGGTAAAGCGTGGGTCAGCATGAGCCATATCACCGGTGTACATATCGGTGACCTGCTTATTACGCTTCAACGCGTTGATAGTACGGCGATTACCCAGCACGTACTTGCCGGAGTAGCCGAAGCGCTTACCGTTGTCGTCAACAGCGCCGGCAAGGAGGTCGTCAGCGGCGTAGAGGTCATCCATGGCCTTAGCCTCAGCGGTATTCCACTTTTCAGCGACCGACAGTTCTTCCACATCGGCGCCTGCCAGTGCGGCGATAGCCTCGCGGCCATTACGGCGACGAATCTCCGCAGCACGGCCCACGAGCTCGCGCTGGATAGCGGAGCCGGTGCCGAAGTTGCGCTGCTGGTAGGAAACGCGCAGGCCAATACCCACTGGGGTGAGGTCGGTGTAGCGACGCTCGCCGCGCAGCGGGTCACCAACAGGAATCTCGGCAAACTCGGCGACCTTCTGGACTTCCTCTTCCAAGCCAGCCGCGGTATCGAGGTTGTAGCCGACGGTCAGCTCACTGACGTTGAACGGGTCGAACAGCAGGTCGTAGAACTGCTCGCCCTCCATTAGCTCAGTGATAGCTGCCTCGATGAGTTCAGAGGAGGTCAGAATGTCCTTGACGGAGAGGTCTGCAAGGTCATCGAAATAAGAGTTAGAAGTGCTCATTTAACGCGCCTCCTTTAGGCTGCTACGGCCGATGCCGCGGCATGCGGCAGGCCGTTGAGTACGGTCAGGGTCTTTTTGTTTTCGGTGGCGCGTACGGCGACGCCTACCTGCACGGTGCCGGACGCGGAGACCTTGCCATCCGCTGCGGCATACACTGCGGCGCCGGCCTTGATGGTGTCGGTGGTCTCGAGCTTTACAGCAGCAACACCGTAGTGAACTGCGAGTTCCGGCGCGCCAGCTGCTTCTGGGGCTAGGCGGCCCTTCTCAGTGACAGCGCCGAAGATTGCGCCATCAGCAGCGGCGTGGGCGATCTTGCCCTCATCGTTTACCGTCACGAGTCGGAATTGCTCAACATCGGAGGCAATCGGGAAAGTGATCGGCCCCTGGCGGAAAGTTGGGTTAGACATGCTTCGTCTCCTTCTTCTTATTCTTACGGTTGGCCGCTGCCTTAGCGCGCATGCGCTCAAGGGTGGTCATGTTCTCCATGTCACCGGAGTGGCCAAGCTCAGCCACCGGTACAGCCTTATTCTTCGGGAGTGCACCCCAAAGGCGCTCGGCGGCGACCGGGTCTGCCTTGTACGCCGCTAGTGCCTCACCACGGTGTGCGGCGGAGTAGCGACCGTCACGGATGTGTCCGTCAATCTTTGCCTCAAGCTCGCGTGCCTTGTCGGCTTCGAGCTGCGCGGCGTACTTTGCGCGGTCTGCCATGTACTCATCCCAGACAGCCTTAGGGACGGTGACAACACCATTATCAGCAGCTCCCGCCGTGCTATCGCCTGCAGACTGCTCCGCAGTATCCGCACCTTCGCCGTCATCGGAGAGGGAGCGAACCTTGAAGCTCACCGGAACCTCGGTCGTGTCATTAACCTTCACGGTGGCTTCAACAACGTCACCAACCTCAACACCAGCCGGCGCCTTCGCAGTCACCACACCAGTCGCCTCGTCAACGGTGAAGTCCCAGCCCTCAGGCACCGTGCCCGGCGCGAATGCCAAGCCCAGTCCGGTAGCGTCCATCGCCGCGTTCTGTGGCGCTGCTGGTGCTTCCCCGTCACCTGCAGCCGGCGTATCGCCGATGGTCGGCTCAACCGTTACGCGTTCGGTTGGTGCGATTGCGGTCTCATCCGGGTAGGTCACTTCTACTTCGCCGGAGACTGTTACAGTCTCATTAAAAAAGCCGGAGAGTGCGCGCTGCACATCCTCCGGCGTTTTACCAAGCTCCTTAGCGAGCTGATTAAGAATACCCACAGTATCCCCTTTCTCTTGATTTGTTTCTGGCACCGATTCCGACCGGCTACCAAGTGTCGGCGGCGGCGCCGCAGACCGGGACGAATACTTATACGACGCCATTACCCGCGCACGCCCAAGCGTCGCTGCAGGAGTACTAGACTTCGCATCCTCGATAGCGTCCACCAGCCCCGCGTCAAGTGCTTCCTGCGCGCTAAACCAGGTTTCAGCTTCCATACGCTCAAGCCACTGTTCGGTGGTGCCGCCGGTACGCTCCGCGTAAATCGCTGCGAGCTTTGTGTCCTGGCGTTCGAGGTCAGCAATCGTCTTCGATAGGTCAGTCGAATTGCCCATCTGCATGGTCCACGCCCGATGCACCATGATTTCCGCGTTAGGTCGAGCAACAACGCGGCCTCCGGCGCCCGCGGCGATGAACGACGCGGCAGACGCTGCCAAAGATTCAATGAAGATTGTTACGTCGCCCTCGTAGCCGCGCAGTGCGTTGAGGATTGCGATTCCTTCGTACACGTCGCCGCCGCCGCTGTTTAGGCGTACGGTGACAGGTTCGCCGCCTGCCTGTGAGAGTTCATCAATGACTTGGCGGGCGACAATGTCAAAGCCGACTTCGCCGTACATCAAAATGTCATTCAACTTCCCCACCCCGTTTCGCTATGTCGCGCAACAACGCCGTAACCTGGTTTTTCGTGAAAACAGCGCGCTCTTTAACAGCAACCGGTGCTTCACTTTCCCCCTCTGATTCAGGGGTTAAGGTCACGCCCATTTCTTCCTCCGCTTCACGAAGCTTCTTCTTCGCCTTTAGCGCGTCAAAAAGGTCACGCGGCGCGGGGATACGGAACGTTGAGCGAACCCAACCCTCAAGGTTTGGTTCCTTCGTCAGCACGCCCTGCGCAGCCAGCTGGGAAATATCACCCGGGGTCAAATCCTTCTGAACCTGAATACGCGTTGAGGTCACCAGCGGCAGCGTGCCGTCATACTCCGGAAAATTCAATGCCACCAGACGCGCCACGATGTACTTCGTAGCCACGTCGGCCACCAGTTCCACGTGTGACTGTTCACCCTGGATAAACTCGCCCAGCTGAACATTCGCCAACGCGTACGAGCCACCAGCACCAGTCAAATTAAGATGCGTCGCATTACAAGCAATCGCGATCTGGTCCGCGTGATACTCCATCGACGCCGGAATATCCGGCAACGAACCAGACACGCCCTCGACGGGCATATCCGCGCCCGGCGGCAGCGAATAGCCGGCGACTTCACCGGCCGCATACGACTCTGCCAGCTCCTGCCCACGCGCAATCTCCTCCTGCACCTGCGACCGGTCCGTCAACTGCGACGCCTTATACTTCGCAATACCCATACCGTTACGCTGCAAAACGAGAGAGTTGAGTCGCTGCAGTTTCATCAACTCAAGCCAATTATCACGCGCTGGTTCAAACACACTGGAGCCCTGCCACGTGTCATCCCGTCGACCACTGCGATACACCACGAGACGCTCAACAGGGATAAACACCTCACCCCGGCCCTTCACACCGCGCTGTGTGATTCCTTCCAGGCCGCCGTCGGTGGCAACGTGAATCTTGCGGATAGACAGGTTCGGACGCGGGGCAAGCTTACGCAGGTGCACCAGCCCATCCGGGCCGTACTCGTAGACCTGCTCAAAAAATGCCACACCGGTAAAAATCGAGTCCAAAGCCACGCGCAGATGCTCCGCCCAAGACACACGCCCAGCACGCTGCGCAGCAATGCCCTCCTCACCCTTCACAGGCAAAGACAAATCACCAGAAACAAGATCAACAATGTGCTTAGGCGCGCCATTCGGGTCAATACTCCACGTAGCCTGCTCAATAGGCTTACGGATAGCGTTCTCGACCTGGGCAACCTTTGCCGTAGAACGCATCTCCAGCAATTCCATCTGGCGCGTATCCCACTGCTTCGGCAAATTATCGTTCGTC